TCTGTTAAAAGATACTGGTATTAAAACTAAGATCATTAAACAGTATTTGCCAATCATGAATAAATTGATTAATAAGTACTTGAGTGCATTGGATTTCTTTGTTAATTTTGAGATTGATGAAAACTTCGAAGAAACCATTAGGTCTAGACACCGTGATGAATTTAGTTATGCAAATTTCTCAGAAGGTGAAAAGCAGAAGATTGATCTTGCATTGCTGTTTACTTGGAGACAGGTTGCAAAACTAAAGAACTCCGCAAATACTAATCTTCTTATTCTAGATGAGGTATTTGATTCTAGCCTTGACGCATCCTCCGTAGAACTGTTGATGAATTTGATTAATGAATTCTCTACAGACACTAATGTTTTTGTTATCAGTCATAAGGGTGATCAATTGTTTGATAAATTTAGATCGGTTATTAGGTTCCAAAAGAAAGGTAATTTCTCAGTTATTGTATAGGTGATATATGGATGATATGATTAAAATTAGTACAGATGGTTATAATGGGACTACCATTCAACCTGATATTGAAATATTGTCATTGGTGGATGAAAATGATCCAGTGCTTAGAACTAGGTCTAAAGAATTTGATTTTGATGATCCTGTTGTGAATCCTGTTGAATTTGCATCTCAATTAGTAGAAACTTGCAAGATCAAAGGTGGATATGGATTGGCATCTCCCCAAGTAGGAATGTTAGTCAGAATGTTTGTTATGGGATCAGGAGATGATTATGTTGCATTCTTCAATCCCAAAATTCTAAATGCATCAAAGGATACATCTTTGGTTGCAGAGGGTTGTCTTTCGTTCCCTATGCTTGCATTGAAAATTGAAAGACCTTCTACCATTGAAGTGGAATATCAAGACTATAATGGTGTAGTTAGAACTGGAATGTTTTCTGGACTTTCTGCACATTGTTTTCAACATGAGCTTGACCATCTGGATGGAATATGTTATACTGATAGGGCAAAACCAATGGCACTAAAGATGGGACTGAAGAAAAGAGGAAAGTTCCATAAATTGGTAGATAGATATAATCAAGCACAAAATAAAATTCAAACTTTAACCAACAACTGAGGATATTATGGAAATTTCTATTAAGAGAGAAGAATTGGCAAAGAACAGTATTTTTGTTGCCACACCAATGTATGGTGGAATGAATCACGGTCTTTATATGAAGGCGTGTCTTGACCTTCAAGGTCTTTGTATGGCATATGGTGTACAAGTAAAGTTTTCATTCCTATTCAATGAATCCCTTATTACAAGGGCTCGTAATTACCTTGTAGATGAATTCTTGCATCGTTCTGATTGCACCCATCTTCTTTTCATTGACTCGGATATTCATTTCGATCCTAATGATGTAATTGCAATGCTTGCTCTTGATAAGGATGTGATCGGTGGTCCTTATCCTAAGAAGGCAATTAAGTGGAAGTCTATTAAGACTGCTGTTAAGAAGAATCCAGAAATTGACACTGGCGAACTAGAAAAACTTGCGGGTGATTTTGTGTTCAATCCAGTAAAGGGTACTGCACAGTTTACTGTTTCTGATCCCCTTGAAGTTCTTGAAATTGGTACTGGTTTCATGTTGGTTAAACGCGAAGTATTCCATAAGATGGAAGAAGCATATCCAATGATTCGTTACCTTCCCGATCATGTTGGTCAAGCTAATTTTGATGGATCGCGTTACATTCACGCATTCTTCGATACCGTTATCGATTCTAAGGATTCTATTACTGGTGGTGGTTCCGAACGTTACCTTTCAGAAGATTATATGTTCTGTCAGATGTGGCGTAAGATTGGTGGGTCAATCTGGTTGTGTCCTTGGATGAGAACTTCTCATATCGGTACTTATCACTTCCAGGGTAATATGCCTGCTATTGCAAACTTTGTGGGAGAAATGTAATCGTGATTCCTGTTGTTGGTTTTGTTGGTTTCATCGGCAGCGGAAAAGGCGCTGCCGGTGATATTCTATGTGAAAGGGGTTATGTTAAGGAAAGTTTTGCCAAAGGAGTAAAAGATGTAGCCGCTCATATGTTTGGATGGAATCGTCATCTACTTGAAGGTGATACTGATACATCTAGACAATGGAGAGAAACACCAGACACTTTCTGGTCAGAGAAATTCGGAAGAGATTTTACCCCAAGAGAAGCACTACAAAAGATGGGAACAGAAGTGGGGCGTGATGTTTTTCATCAAGACTTCTGGGTTTTGCAAATGGAAAACAGACTAAGATTTCATGATAACCCCATCGTCATTACGGATGTTAGGTTCCCCAATGAGATTGATTGGATTCGTAAGGTTGGTGGAAAGGTCTTTGAAATCCAAAGAGGTTCCATACCACCTTGGTACAAACTCTTAATGGCAACTTATCCAGAAAAAGACAAATTGACTAGATGGACCATGATGAGTGATTATGATGTTCATTTCTCAGAGTGGGCTTGGGTTGGTTGCAAGATGGATGCAACAATTAAAAATAATGGAACATTAGAAGACTTGACAAGTGCGATTGAACGTGTTATAATGTAGTCTGTTTAAATGTGGAGGATATGATGAAACTTTCTAGTGATACGTTATCTATTTTGAAGAACTTTGCCAGTATCAATTCTGGCATTGAATTCAAGGTCGGTAACACCATTCGTACAATCTCTGTAGGCAAGAACATTCTTGCTGAGGCAAAACTCAAGGATTCGTTCCCTGATGATTTTTGTGTGTATGATTTGAATCAGTTCCTTTCTGTACATTCTTTGTACAAGGATGCTGAAGTTGACTTTGATGAAAGTAACATTATTTTCAAGAGTGGTCGTGGTAAGATTAAGTATCGTAAGACTGCAAAGGAAATGATTGTTACTGCACCTGATAAAAATCTTACTCTTCCTTCTGTGGATGTTGGATTCACTCTTTCAGAAGAAGATTTCTCTACCATACTCAAGAGTGCGAGTGTTCTTCAATCTACTCATATTGCAGTAGAATCTGAAGGTAGTAAGATTTTCTTGACTTGTTATTGTGCTAAGGATGATTCTGCGGGCACTAACTCTATTGAAGTTGGTGACAATGTAGGTGGTGCAAAGTTCAAAATGGTTTTCTTAACCGAAAACTGGAAAATGATTCCTGGTTCTTATGATGTTGAATTGTGTGCTAAAGGACTTGCATCATTCAAGCATAATGTCCAAGAAGTTGACTATTGGATTGCTCTAGAAGCAAAAGACTCTTTTTATAGTGAGGTATAAATGAATATTATTTGGGTAACTGACGTAACTACCGGATATCAGGTTGCTATCAATACCAAGTACATTACTGCGGTATTTGCTCCATCAGAAGGTGCGCCAGAAGGTGCGATTGCGATTGTTGGTATGATTAATGGTATTGTTGCTGTATCTGAAACATGTGATCGCGTGATTGAACTTATTCGGGGTGTTGAATAATGTCTATCACTATTCAGACTCTTTATGGAACCTTTGATGAAAAACAATTGAAGGAACTCAAGAGTGCGATTAATGAAATTGATACAGAGATGACTAAGATTGATGGACTGAATGAGTATATTGCAGATATCTGTGAAGTAACTCACCAGAATCTTGGTATTCCCAAGAAAGTCGTTAAGAAACTTGCTGTTGCCAAACACAAGCAGAATCTTGCACAGGTTGTCGCGGAACATAATGAACTTGAGTCATTGTCCGAAGCAATTAATAGTGTGTAAGTAATAGTACAGATAATTGTACAAAGTGCCAGATAACTTTTTTCTGGCACTATTTTTATTATGGAGTATATTATGGATCATATGTTGTGGGTAGAAAAGTATCGCCCGTCTAAAATCTCTGACTGTATCCTTCCCGAAAAGACCAAGGAAACATTTCAAGAGTTTGCTAATCGTAAGGAAATTCCCAATCTTCTTCTTTCTGGTGGTGCAGGAGTAGGCAAGACTACTGTTGCTAAGGCATTATGTAATGAAGTGGGTTGTGATTATCTTGTTATCAATGGTTCTGATGATCGTGGTATTGCAACCATGCAGACCACAGTCAAGAACTATGCTACCTCTGTAAGTCTCACAGGAGGTCGTAAGTGCATCATTATTGATGAGGCAGACAATCTTACCCCTGATGCACAGAAAGCTCTTCGTGGGATGATTGAGGAAGTCTCAATCAATTGTGCATTCATCTTCACCTGTAATTTCAAGAATCGTATTATTGAACCTATCCATTCTCGTTGTACTACTATTGATTTCAAGTTGAATGGTAGTAAACAGAAGGTTGCAGCCCAGTTCTTCAAGCGAGTAGAATGGATTCTGGAACAAGAAAACATCGAATATAGTAAGGAAGTTGTTGCGGCTATTATTACCAAGTATTTTCCTGATAATAGGAGGGTTCTCAATGAAATTCAACGATATAGTGTTTCTGGGTCTATTGATGCAGGTATATTGGCAAATGTTGCTGATATTCAAATTAATGATCTAATCAAGTCAATTAAGTCGAAGAATGTTTCGGATGCTCGTAAGTGGGTTGTTAATAATCTAGACAATGACCCGGCAGTTATCTTCCGAAAGATTTATGATACTCTATTTGAGCAGTTGAAACCAAACTCTGTTCCAGAGATGATTAACACCATAGGAGAATACCAATACAGGTCTGCATTTTCTGCTGACCAAGAGATTACTCTGATGTGTTGTATTACTAATCTTATGGCCTCTGCGGAGTTTAAGTAATGCCTGATCTATTTAAGGAGATTATACCTTCCATACTACAATCTAAAAAGAACGTTTTTGAGGATGACCCCGACTATAAGGACTATAACCCTTTTATCATAAATCGTGCATTGTCTTTCCATCCTGATTGTATTCCTTTTGTGGAAGAGATGAATCGAATGCATTACTTAGATAAAGATATGCAATATCAGTATCTTATAAATACCATAAGACCTATGAAAAGAAAGTTTGCCCCATGGCAAAAAGCACAGGTCGAAAAGGATATGGAATGCGTAAAGGAATATTTTGGATATTCAAATCAAAAAGCAAAAGAGGCAATGCGTATTCTAAGTAATGAACAAATCGATGAAATAAAAAGAAAAACAGATAAAGGTGGAGTGAAAAAATGATTAGCATTTCCGACTTAGTAGAAATCAAGTTAAAGGAAGAAGATGACTTCCTAAAGGTTAGGGAAACCCTGACTCGTATTGGTGTGGCTTCAAAGAAAGATAGAGTTCTTTATCAATCTTGTCATATTCTTCATAAGAAAGGTTTGTATTACCTCGTACACTTTAAGGAACTCTTTGCCCTTGATGGGAAAGAGACAGATTTATCAGAAAATGATTTAGCGCGTAGAAATGCAATCGCTAAACTTTTAGAGGATTGGGGTCTTGTTACTGTAGTTAATAAGTCGCAAGTAGAAAATCCTCCACCTATTTTCCTTTCCCAGATTAAAATTATTTCTCATAAAGAGAAGGATGAATGGGAATTGGTTGCTAAATACAACATAGGAAAAAGGAAGTTTTCTTAAAATTCCCAACGGGATGGGACGCAAAGATCCGCCTTAGGATCGTCTTGCCGCAGAAGCGTATGTCTGCGCCGGATCGGTAACCGGCTCTATCACGCCTTCGGGGTGATATTTTTAACATAACTCTTGCTTTAATTAGGAGAATAAAATGACACATGCATATGGCAGAAATCTGCTTCCTCTATCTGTTGGTTTTGACCACCTTCTTTCAACTCTTCAAGAATTTGAAGATATTGGTAAACCAGCTACATACCCTCCATATAATATTGTAAAGTTTGATGATGACAATTATCAAATTCAAATCGCAGTTGCTGGATTTGATAAAGATGAAATTGAAATTGACTATCGCAATAACAAACTTACAGTAAACGGGGCTATCAAGACCGAAACCACAGAAGTAGAATATCTACATCACGGTTTGGCATCCAGAGATTTTAGTCACTCATTTAAGTTGTCTGATATTGTGGTTGTAAAATCAGCAGATATCATCAATGGTGTTCTCAAGATCAATCTGGAAAATGTGTATCCAGAAGAGAAGAAACCCCGCAAGATCCCAATTGGGGAGACACCCCTATTGACTTCTGCAAAGAAGTAGTGTATAATTGGGGGAAGAAATTCCCCCTTTTTATTTTGGAATTAAAATGAAAAGTAAAATTAAACCCGAACTAAGAAAAGTAAGACCTCTTGGAAATTTGGAAGATATATACTACACATATTCAAATTGGGACACCAAATTAATCGATGGTGTCGAATACATCTATGTAATTAAGAATATGGGGAAAAGAGATACTCCCAAATTAATGCGTAAAGACAACTTAGAAACGGTAAAATAATGGCACTAAAAACATCAAACAAAAATCGCAAGAAAGTTGAACAGAAGAAAGTCGAACAAATTCAACAAGAAAACTGTGAATTCACTAAAAAGTTCACACGATATTATGTTATTGCATTCGTAGTATTATTTGTCATTTTTACTATTCTCTAATAGGAGTTATTTGTTATGAGACTTGACGGTATCGTACAAAAAGGTTGGGGTTATGAAAATATTTTTATAACCAATGATGAATATTGTGGGAAGATTTTACACTTTAATAGTGGTAGTAAGTCTTCCATGCATTATCATTTGAATAAGAAAGAGACATGGCACTGTCTTTCTGGTACATTTGTTATTAAATATATTTGTACCAACGATGCAGAAATGAGAGAAAAGCTTTTCGGACCAGGTAGTACTTGGACCAATCATAGAGGCATTCCTCATCAAGTTGAGTGTATTGAAGAAGGTGATATTTTAGAAGTTTCTACTCCTGATGACAGTTTGGATAATTATAGAATAATCAAGGGGGACTCACAAAGGTGAAACAGAAATTTATTGATGCATATATGGATGTAGCCCATCGTTTTGCTCAATTATCAACCGCAGAAAGATTGAAGGTTGGTGCTATCATTGTGAAAGATGATAGGATTATATCTATTGGATATAACGGAATGCCTTCTGGTTGGACTAATGAGTGTGAAGATACTCATGTAGATGGTCATGCTGTATGGACTAAAACCAAACCGGAAGTAATTCATGCAGAAGCAAATGCAATTGCTAAGTTGGCAAAGAGT